TGACCGCGTTCACCCCAGCGTTCAGGGCAGCATCGAGGGTTCTCTGCGATTCCGTCATCGCCGCATCTGCCGCACGCTTCTCCTGCGCGAGTCCTCGATAAGTGGACGCCTGACCGCGCGCTGCGTCGCTCGCCGCGATAGCCGCATCGACCTGCGACGTGGCTACGTCCTGAGCGGCCAGTTTGGCTTGATCGTAGTACCCGATCATGCCGTCGAGGGTCTCGACAATCGTGTTGATCGAGTTCACGGTCCCCACATTGCCGAAGCCCGTGTCGAAAGCCCCGCCCATTTCGCTCTGCGCCTGCTGCATCGCAACGATCTTGTCGCGGTACCCGTCGAGCGCGGGGCCACCCTGCTCCAGCGCCGCGATGAAGCCCGAAATGGAGATACCGTAGTTCTCCATCATCGCGATGTCTTCTTGACCGATGTTGTGGCGCAACTCAGATGCTATGAACACCTTCGCTGCCTCGCTCATCTTCCCTGTAGTGAGGTCAATCTCATCGCGCAGATTCGACAGGTGGTGCTCTGTTCCTGCCGCTTTCCCGATAAAGATTTCCACAGCAGCGCCGACCGCGAGCATCGCTAGGCCGATAGGCCCGAGGCTCGCCAGCAGGCCCTTTGCGGCAGCACCGATCGCCTTGAACGACCCGACGACAGCCACTTTCGCCGTAGTAGCAGCCGTACCAAGCATCCCTATCGAGGTCTGTGTCTGCTTCATAGCCGCGCGAGATGCCGCGAGTTCACCACGCAGCGCCAGGAACGCTGCTCGCAGCGTCTGGACCGCTTTCAACTTCAGCATCGCCGCCAAGAGGCTAGAGAAGACAACGACGAGTTTGCCAACGACGAATAGGATCGGCCCAAGTGCAGCCAAAAGACCCGCCATGACCGTGATCGTGCTCTTGATCGGCCCCGGCAGAGAGTTGAAGGCACGCAAGTTGGCCTGCATAAAGTCCATTACGCTCTTGATGATGGGCAGGAATTGCTCTCCGAGGTCAATGAGGGTCGCCTTCAACTCTGCCATCGCCTGACTGACCTGGAATTGCGCGGTCTGCGACACGGCCCCGAACGCTTCGGCGGTCATTCCAGCACTATTACGCACCCCTCCGAACGTTTCTTGGATCGTTCGCGCGTCCGCGCCGAGAATCTGGAACGCAGCAGAAGCCGCCTCGGATGAACCGAGCAACTTTCCTAACTGTTCGCGGTTCCCCCCGAGCGCCTTGTCGAGCATTTCGAGGGTCGCCGGGAGCCCCTGCTTCGCGATGGAGTCGCGCAAGTCCTGTGCGCTGAGCCCAACTTCGTCGAGAGCCGTCTTCGCTTCCTCTGTCGGAACGACGAAAGCCCGGAAGAGTGCCTGAATCTGTGTGATGGATTCGGCTGCATTACCGTTCACGCGGGTCAAGAGAGCGACCGCGCCACCCATTTCCTGGAAAGATGCCCCTGCCTGCTCCGCGAACGGCAGCACCCGACCAATCGCGGCAGCGAATTGGCTCGTCTCGAAGTTACCCGCACGCGCCGTAGCGACGATAGCGTCGGTTGCGTCTGACGCAGACAGCACTTCGGAGCCGTAAGCGGAGAGTGCACCGGCAACTGCGCGCGCGATATCGTTCGTCTGGCCTAGTCCCGCTGCGCCAGCCTTCGCTGAGTTCGCTAGAGCAGCCATCGCTTCGGAGCCGCGCAGACCAGCAGAGGTCACAACGAACAGGCCGCCAGCCAACTCGTCCGGTGCCTTGCCCGTCGCAGCCGCCATTGCGAGGACTTCATCACTCATCCGGGCCACTTCGTCCGAGGCGATACCGACAAGACCGACGATCTTGTTCATGCTCGCCTCGAAAGACATCGCCGCGTTGCTCGCCGCGATCGCCAAACCGCCGAGGGGAAGTGTGATGCCGACCGTCATCTTCTTGCCGACGTCGGCCATTGCTTGGCCTACCTGGGCAATACGCTGGCTGGAGAAGGTGGCAGCCTCACCAACGGCACCGAACGCGCCGCGCGCCACGGCCATCTTCGACTGAACATCGCTGATGTCAGCGGTGAACCTGGCGACGACCTCTGTTGCGACCGCCATACGTCACCTCTTCCTTTTAGCCGCCTGCTCCTGCTCCCACACCCGCAGATTCTCTAACGCGATCCATTCCGTGAGTTCTGCCGATGTGAGAGGACGGTGGCCTGGACCCCCAAGAAGGAGTTCATCCACCGTCCTCCCCAACCGTTGCGCTAACTCGAAGACGAATCGTCGCTCGGGGACTTGGAGGAATCTTTTCCCGCCGCGTCCTGCTCGTCCTTACCGATACCAGACAGTCGGAGCCCGACGTTCGCGAGACGCTCGACTGCCGCGCTCGACTTAGCCAGGATCGCGTCCTTATCGGCAGGCGTGAACACAGGCTCGCTGCTGTCGGGGTCGTAGGTGCAGGCCACCACGACGTCCGGGTAGACGATACTCATGTTCACTTGCTGCGTGGTCTGATCGAAAGCGTTCTGCATCAGAGTGATGCGGTCGCCAGCGCTCATCCCACGGACGAGAACATCAACCCCCCACTCAGGGATACTCACCGTCTCGGTGGGAATGTCCTGAGCGGAGAAAATCTTGTCGCGCAAACTAGCCATTGTTACTCCTTTGATTGGCCCACTAGGGAACGTGGAAGATTGTCAGAAACTAGAACGTGCCAGCGGTGACAGCGCCCGTGACCTGGAGTTCCAGCGAGTAGGTCACGACATCGCCGACCGGGGAGGAAACCTCGTATGAGGTGATGAGTGCCTCGCCCGAGAACTTCCGACGAGTTGAAGCGGAACCGGACGGCCCGTACTCGAAGGAAAGCGAAGAGATTGAACCGGAACGTAGGTTCGCGATGTTCCCGGCAATCTGGGCATCGACGCTGGCATCGAACATGCCCGAAAGCGAGATCGTCGCATCCGTGAGGCCGCTGATGTAGGTCTTGTCGCTATTGCCGAACGCGGTCGTCTCTGCTGTCTCGATCTCACGCGGCATCGAAACCTCGTTCAACGTGTCGCTGAGGCTCACGAGGGTTCCCGCGACACCGTCGAGAGAGAAGTAGGCATCCTTGCCGTGGCGAAAAGTGGGCATGAGTTATCTCCTTGCTGCCGAAACGTGGTAGGTGATGGAACCGGATGATCCGGCGAGGGTGTGCGCTGCACGGAGATAACGATTCACCGTGCCCGTGCTGGTGATGCTCTCCCCGCTAACGGTTGAAGCGGAGATTGAGGTGAAACTAACGAGGTCCACCCAGGTCGAGTTATCGACAGAGTGCTGCACTCGGACGGTAGCCGCGCCGTCCCGTGTATTGCTAACCAGATGAAGATTGAACAGTCCCCCTGTCACCGTTCCTGCGCTCCAATCGACACTCGTCAGCGATGCCGAAGTGCCGGAGTTCGTGAGGCCATTAAGCGCACGCCCGGAGAACAAGCCACCGTCAGCCTGGATCTCTGCCGAGATAGCGACAACGTCACCAACTGGGGATGAAATCTCATAGGAGGTTAGTTGCCCATTAGCGATAATGGATCGTGTGCCAGCGGTCGCGCCTTCGGGGAGAACCGTGAAAGTGTTATCGTCGTCTGCGATGAGCCCACGGAGCACAGCGTCGCTTGCGCCAGCGGTCGCATCGAACAAGCCGCTAGTGCTGATGGTGCCGTCCGTGAGACCCATCATGTAGGTCTTGTCGGCATCCGCGAAAGTCGTCGTCTCCGCGACCTCAATCTCATCGGTCTGCGTAGCCTCATTCAAGAACGGGGACATGTCGGTCCCGTTCAGTAGGACTACGGTGCGCTTGCCGTGACGGAAGGTTGGCATTACTCATCTCCCTTGCTAGGAGACTTGCGCTCACGCTGCTTGGATGGGGAAGGCTCAGGCGAAGCGTTATCGGCTGGCTCGATCACGTTCTGCTCAGATAGCCACGCGATGCTCTTGCCAGGTAGGTCGCTCACGATGTCACCAGGCTCGGCGCGCTTGCCTTCATAGTCGATTCCGACCAAGACCCTGTAGGTCGCCATCCCGCTCCTTGGGCGCGCGGCAACCCCGCGTCCCCAGGACGACCAGCGCCACGGCGAGAGCGGGGTCACGGTGGACACGTTGCTTCCACAATTCTACACGCGCGCGCGCGTATTGGGAGCGGCCCGGGGAGGGTGGCCCTGGATCGACCTGTATCGACCTGTAAGGGCCGAGCCCCCGGTGGGGGCACCCCGGGCTCCCCCTGGATTCTGGCCCCGGAAACTCGCCGAAACTAATTTCCCTGAAAGTCCCCGATCTACCGTCTGACACGGTAAGGTACGGGTACAAGTGAATAGCGGAGAGGGGCACCGCCCCCGGCGAATGGCTGAGCATAGAAGGGCCAGCACGCGACCGGGACCGCCTAGTGAACCAGCCCTCTCCGTGCCGAGGGGGACCCGGAAGGGACCTA